TGCATCTGAACGGCAACGCTCAATTTGCAATTACTTTGCGCGGTGCCGAATAGGATTTCGGCAGTGGAAGGAAAGCCATGATGTCGGGAATGATTATGGATCTGGTTGCTTTTACATGCAGCCGGACGCTTTCCTGATCTGGAGACGCAAACGTGGCGCGGGTAAAATTCGGTGGTGAATTCTGCTGCCTGAAAGGACCCCAACGCATGATCTGGACTTCCGAAATCGTCATCTATCGACTGATCCGCGCCGCCGACACCATCAGGCGATTGCCCGGTGGCGGGCTTCGCCCGGCGGGCTTTACATCTGCCTGGCCGGCGGTGCGCGATGAGTGGGCCGATCAGTTGGCCCGTGTCGGTTCGGAAGAAACCCGGGGCCGTGATCGGCCCCGCCTGTCTCCGCCGCGCCCGGGCGAGATTGACCGCATGTATCAATGCATGGACTGGATGGTGCATGTCGGCGACCTGGAGCACCGCAAGGCATTGATGATTTATTGCCGCGACAAGGCACATGGCTGGCGGTTTTCCAGAACCTGCAAGAAACTCGGCTGGAACCGGCGGACCGCCTACAACCGAAAAGACAAGGCCGCTCAGGAGGTTGCGTCAGCCTTGAACAACAAGGCGGTTTCCTTGTCCCAGGCCGACATTGACGTGGTTGCACAAATGGCGGCAAACCACATGCACATCAACGGTAAAACAGAAAACCGTGCGCGTCCTCCCAAGGCATGGATTGCAGTAGGCGCGAAGCCTCAAATGTTTGTGTCTGACCCCGCTGAATAGTTGGGGTTTATGGCGCTCACGGTAGCAGCCTGCGGCTGCGCATCTTTAGTGGTCGAACAGCGTGTCCGCCTTCGGCGGGCCGTTCTGCGACCCCGAACAACCGTAGTGATGAATTCTAAACCGAAGCACGAAGTGCGCCCTCGCGGAGCGCAGCCGTCAGGCTGCTTGCGTGAGCGATATCACTAAAAGGAGACCCACCCATGATAATCAACGATGGTTACACCTATGTGGCCGGTTCCCACAAATCTGATATTGCCGATCTGCCGAGGACAGCCTCTGCCATGCGCGTTACCGTGCCTGCTGCCGCATCTGCCGTGGTGCTGACGGTGTGGATGGACGGTGACGACACTGCCGTGCCGCTGACCTTTCTGCCCGGCCACAATGGCTGGGAGCCGGTACGCGTGCGGCGTATCCTTGCGACCGGTACATCGGGTGATGCCGAGCCTGGCGTCGAGATCGTGCTGGGTACCGCAGGCACGCCTTCGTGACGCCCGGCAGGGGCGGCTTGCTCTACCGGTTTTAGGTTACAAGAATGTCGGCATTTGAGCCATCTGAAACAGACCGGCGCAGGGTCATGATGCTGGTCGTATGTGGTATTGCGCGGGACAGGATTGCCGAACACCTCGGCATTTCCAAGCCAACCTTGTACAGGCACTTTGCCGATGAGCTGGACAACGGCAACGACATCGCCAATGCCGCCGTTGCCGGCAGCCTGTACCAGAATGCCGTCGACGGCACAGTGAGCGCGCAGATTTTCTGGATGAAAACCATTGCGAGATGGAGCGACAAGGACATGGGCGACGCAGGGCTTGCTCCAACCATGGAAGCCGAGGCGGAAGAGACTGCGGTCTCGGACCGGGAGGTGGCCCGCCGGATTGCCTTCGTGCTCGACAGGGCAGCCAGAACCGAAGATACGGAACCCACATGACAGGACTGCTCGACGAACTGCTGGCGCGTATCAAGGCGGGCGATCCTGACGAGGTCGAACTGGTGCGGCGCGACGTCATGCAGCGCACTGCGGACATGGTCTGGATACCCAATCCCGGCCCGCAGACGGAGGCCTATTACTGCGAGGCCGACGAACTGCTCTATGGCGGCGAGGCAGGCGGCGGCAAGACCGACCTCCTGCTGGGGTTGGCGCTGACAGCACATCGCAAGAGCCTGGTCCTGAGACGTCTCGACAAGGAGGTTGAAGGCCTTGAACAGCGCATGGAGGAAATCCTCGGCAACCGGGACGGCTACAACAGCCAGAAACGCATCTGGCGGCGCAGCGAACCGAAGCCCGGCCTGATCATGCTCGGCGGATGCCAGCATCTGAACGACAGGGCAAAGTATCAGGGCACCCCGAAGGACTTTGTCGGCTTTGACGAACTGGCGAACTTTCTGGAGGCGCAATACACGTTCATCATTGCCTGGGCGCGATCCACGCTGAAGGGTCAGCGGGTGCGCGTGGTGGCTGCATCCAACCCGCCGGTGACGCCGGAAGGCATGTGGATCAACCGGCGCTGGGCTCCCTGGCTGATGCCGGATCATCCCAACCCGGCACTGCCCGGCGAACTGCGCTGGTTCACCACCATCAAGGGAGAAGACTGCGAGGTCGACGGACCCGGCCCGGTTGAGATAGACGGCGAAGTCTTGCTCGACAGCAGGAACAAGCCGGTACTGCCCAAGTCACGCACCTTCATCCCGGCTGAACTGGCAGACAATCCCGATCTGGCAGACAGCGGCTATGCATCCATTCTGGCAGCCCTGCCGTCGGGCATGCGCGAGGCCATGATGGAGGGTGACTTTACCATCGGCCAGCGCGATGATCCGTTCCAGGTGATCCCGCAAAGCTGGGTCGAGGCAGCCATGGATCGCTGGCATGAGGCGGGCTCCTCTTCCCCCATGACCGCGCTCGGTGTCGACATCGCCCAGGGCGGCAGTGACATGACGGTACTGGCGGCGCGCCATGGCGGCTGGTTTGCCAGGCTGAAGACCTACAAGGGTGTTGATACCCATGACGGCCCGAGCGTAGCCGGCCTGATCTTCATGCAGCTGCGTGACGGGGCCGAAGTGGTACTGGACATGGGCGGCGGCTATGGCGGGTCAACCTATGATCACCTGAAGCAGACCCTGTCGCCGGCCCAGTTCAACGGCGCAGCCGCTGGCCCGGGCCGCGACAAGTCCGGTACGCTCGGTTTCCTCAACCTCAGGGCGGCAGCCTGGTGGGCACTGCGCGAGGCACTGGACCCGGACTATGGCGGCCAGATTGCCCTGCCGCGCGATGCGGAACTGAAAAGCGACTTGTGTGCACCAACCTACAAGGTGGCGCCGGGCGCGAAAATCCAGATCGAGGACAAGCAGGAACTGAGAAAACGCATCGGCCGGTCACCGGACAGGGGCGATGCGGTCGTCATGGCATACTGGGCGTCAGGCAAGAGACGGGCGGGGGGCTACAGATCACATGACCTGCCGCAACGGGCGGTGACCTCGAGGCGACAGGCCCGAGGGTGACAATTATGTATTTGTCGCAGTGGGTTACCGCTGAAAAGGGCAACAGTCTCATTCTGTTGTTTGACACTGGCATTGACCTGCTCACACAAATATCCGCAAAACCCGTGTGCATCAGCGATACAGTGAATATCCATGTGTATCTGTGGTTTGTTCGGCTCGTAACTAGCTTCAGTTTATCCCGCTCACGGTAGCAGCCTGTCGGCTGCACCTCCGCGAGGGCGCACTTCGTGCGACGGCCGGTCGGCCTTGCCTCAGCACTTCGTGTTTCGGATGGGAATTCATCAAGACAGTTGTTCAGGGTCGGAGAACGGCCTGAGCGAAGCGAAGAAAGCTGTTCGCCCTCAACGATGAACTCTGGAACTAGGCCCGACGGGCCTCGGGCCGGTCAGGCCCGCCCTAGCGGAGCGCAGCCGACAGGCTGCTTGCGTGAGCGATATACTTAAAAGGAGACACCCATGTCCAAGGCCATCAAGGCACTCGGTTCGATTTTCAAACCGAAGATACCGGAAGTTGCCGTCAGCAAAATGCCTGATCCCGGCTCGTTTGCCAGCAAGGTTGCTGCGCGCGACAAGGTGCGTGAGCGCCGCAGTAAACGCGGCGGGCGTGATTCAACCATTTATTCAGGTCAGTCCTATTCCGGCTCCAATCTGGGTGGAACCGCCTGATGGCATTGCCCGAACGTGCAACCCGCCTGTGCGCCATGGCGGCGTCTGCCTTTACCGCCAGGCAGGCGCTCAATTCGTTCTGGCAGGAAGTGGCTGAACTGCACTTCCCCGAACATGCCGACTTCACCACCAGAAAGAACGACGACGGCTTTGCCTCCAACCTGTATGACTCAACCCCGGCTCTGTATCGCCGCGACTTCGGCAATTATCTGGGCTCGGTGCTGCGTCCCAAGGGCCGGGAATGGTTCAAGGGCAGGGACCGCGATGACGAGGTCAACCGGCAACAGGCGGTCCGCGCGCACTATGAGCGCACCGACAAGCGCATGCGCGCGCTGTTGTATGACAACAAGTCCCAGTTCATTTCAGCGCAGGCGCTGGCGGACCATCAATATGTCACCTTCGGCAATTGCGTGACCTCTGCCGAGCCGCGGTCTGACCGCTCCGGCATGCTGTATCGCACCTGGCACCTGCGCGACTGTGCGTGGGCAGAGGATGTCGACGGTGAGGTGGACACGGTCTACCGCCGCTTCAAGATGAAGGTGGCGCACCTGTGCGCGAAGAAGAAGGCCGGCTGGACGATTCCCAAGAAAATTAGCGAAAAACTGAAAAAATCCCCCGATGACAAGGTGCAGTGCCTGCATGTGGCGATGCCGATTGATGCCTACTATGTGGCAGACAAGCCAAAGTCCGCCGCCAGGGACTGGGTGTCGGTCTATATCTGCGAAGACACCAGGGACATTCTGTTTGAAGAAGAGCTCAACGAACTGCGCTATGCGGTGAGCCGCTGGTTTCGGTTGTCGGGTTCTCCCTACGCCATCTCGCCGTGTGCGGTGATCTCGATACCTGATGCGCGCACCATGCAGTCGATGACATGGTCGATCATGCAGGCAGGCGAGAATGCGGTAGAGCCGCCTCTGGTGGGCCAGTCCGAAGTGGTGCTGGGGCCGGTCAACCTGTTTCCCGGCGGCATAACCTGGGTGGACAGGAATTACGACGAGCGTAATGGCGATGCCATCCGCCCGGTCAATCTGGGCAAGGTGCCGGAGCTTGGCGTATCGCTGCATGGAGCCATGCGCCAGCAGCTCGGCGATGCCTGGTATCTGAACAAGCTGTTCCTGCCGGTGGGCGGCGGCGAGATGACGGCACAGGAAGTGGAGCGCCGCTGGCAGGAGTTTCAGCGTGCCACGCAACCGATCATCGAACCGGCAGAACCTGAACGCAATGGCCGGGTGCTGGATCTCACTTACGAGGTCGCCGTCAATATGGGCTGGCTGGGCCGGGAGGAAGACCGGCCGGATGAAATCGACGGTCGTGAGTTTGACTGGACGTACGATAACCCGATTGAAGATGCTCGCCGCGATGGCCTGGCGTTGACCTTTGGCCGGGCTATGGAACTGACCCAGGCAGCAACTGGTGCCGATCCGAAAGTCGCGGCGCGGTTCAACGTCACCAAGGCGTATGGCGACACCATGATAGCCATCGCACCTGCCCAGTGGATGCGCGAGGAAGACGATCCGGAAGTCGAGATCGCCCAGGCCGAAATTGCCGAGGCAGTTCAAAACCAGGGCGCACTTGAAGAAGCCGGCCAGTTGGCCAACGTGGCGGCACAGGCTGCCAAGGCGGGGATACGATAATGGTATTAAAAACCGCGCCCGGACCAAAGCCGCTTGGCGATAACTGGCCTCAGAACCTGACTGTCAAGGAAGTCATGGCAATCAAGAGTTTAGGGGCCGGAGTCGGTAACGGGGATCAACAGAAATTGGCACTC